GTCAACTAATAATGCCGACAGGTAGGGTGTACCGCTTCCCTTTAATTAGAAATAAGAATACTAATGAGTTAGAAGTGCCAGAACGTGCCATAAAGAATTATCCCGTACAGGGGTTAGGTGCAGATGTAATGGCAGTAGCAAGAGTATCATTTTTTAAAAGGTGGAAAGATATTGGAGATATTAAAGGCGTTCTTTGCAATACTGTGCATGATTCAATTGTTTGTGATATACAATCATCTGAATTGGCAAGGGTTCGTAACTTATGTCATTCAGTGTTCTCTGACCTCCCTGATAATTTTGGGAGGGTATTTGGCAAGCGTTTCAACCTTCCACTTTGTTGTGAGGTTCTTGGAGGAGATAACATGACAGATATGAAGGAAATATTATAAATAAAGGTGGACATAAAGTAGTAGGTATGATATAATAATGTTTAACATTTAAAAAGGAGCAACAAATGCCACAAAGTGTAAGCACGGGGATAGTAGTAGAGATAAAAAAAGATATGGAATTTACCAACGCAGCAGGTAAAACATATAAGGGAGTAAGATTCACTTATAGTGATGATAAAACAGGGGACATTAAAGCCCAGAAGTTCCATGAAAATGTTATGAAATACTCACCCGATGTAGCTAAAGGAATTAATAATTTGGTTAAGGATGATGAGTTTACAATGGTCAAGGAAAAGAAAGATGGTAGTGACTTTTGGAATGCAATCAGCATTAGCAAAGGGAGAGATACAGGAGTGGTAAATAATGCAGCCCCACAAGCAGCAGGTAAGGTAGCAGCTAAACCCTATGTATCTACATACGAAACTAAAGAAGAACGGGCAATACGACAACGGCTTATAGTTGCTCAATCATCTCTGTCAACAGCCATAGGTTGTCTAAGTGACAAAGAGAAACTTAATGAGAAGAAAGTATTTGCAACAGCAGAGAACATCTTTCAATGGGTAATGAACCATAAGGAAGAAGATGCTACCGCAGCAAACGAAGTTGAAATGGGTGAAATGACCTAATGACTACTGCCCTAATAGACGGAGATTTGATATGTTATATCTCAGCAGTCTCAGCTAACGGGGCAGAGGAGTGGGTAGCTAAGTCTCGTGCAGAGAAGATGTTAGATAGGATTTTAAGTGAGGTAGAGTGTGATAAGTATAGGGTATTTATTTCAGGAGGGTCTAACTTCCGAAAGAAAATCAACTCGGATTACAAGTCACACCGCCCACCACCTCCAGAGCATCTAAAAGCTACTCAACAACTTCTGATTGATCGTTACAATGCGGAAGTAACGGATGGTTATGAAGCTGATGATGCTCTAGGAATTGCACAGACTGATGATACAATAATATGTTCCATAGATAAAGATTTATTAATGATTGCAGGGAAGCATTATAGTTGGGAAATTGTTCGTAGTGGTAAGGTAGTTCGCCCTGCTATATTTAGAGACGTTAGTTACCATGATGGCATTATACATTTCTATAAACAAATGCTCATAGGTGACGTAGCTGATAATCTATTTGGTATTAGGGGTATTGGGGAAGCCAAGGCAAGTAAGTTGTTACAGGATGTTCCCGATGAAGACCTACTTAAAACCATTGTTCTTAATATGTACATTGATGACAAGTTAGAGGGTGTACAAGACAGACCTGATCTAGAAAGAGAACAGATTGAGAGATTTTATATGAATGCTAATTGTTTTTGGATATGGAGGGATTTGGGTGTGACATATTCGGTTAGAGAAGATATTGAGGGTTAAGGGTTGGACGGAGGGCAGGTTCAGGGCTTTTATATTTAGTGTAATTAGAGGAGGCATGAGGAGGTATCCACCTAAGTTTATGTGCTTAAACGCTGCCAAGGTAGGGAAGCAGATAAACAAGAGTAGTGGGAGAATGGCAGAGCATTACAAATGTAATAAATGTAAAGAAGCTTTCCCACAGAAGGAAGTACAGGTAGATCATAAGAAGCCCGTGGTTGATCCCAAAGCAGGGTTTGTCGATTGGAATACCTATATAGATAGGATGTTTTGTGAGGATAAGAACTTTCAAGTGTTATGTAAATCTTGTCATAAGATTAAGACTCAGAAAGAAAAACTTAGGAGGAAGAAAAAATGATTTCAAAGGTAGTTAATATAACATTCTCAGATCGCCCTTGTATATATAGATTGGGTATCGGGTATGGAGATTCAGGGGAAGCCCTATGGTCTACGAGATCGTGCAGGTTACTTCCTCCTGAGATAGAGTTCATTGAGAAGGCAGAGCGAGACTATGATAGAGCGCAAGAGATACTATCTAAAAATTATGTTGAATGGGAGAAAAACTTATCAAAATCCTTATTTTAGATATAGAAACTGCACCCAATTTAGTACACACATGGGGATTATGGGATCAGAGCGTATCCTTAAATCAGATAGTAAAACCTACTTACACGTTATGTTGGGCAGCCAAGTGGTTAGGTAAGAAACAAGTGTTCTTTAGAGATCATAAAGAAAAAGCATTCGTAACAGATATATACGAATTGCTAACTGAAGCAGATGCAGTTATCCATTATAACGGTTCTAAATTCGATATTCCTATTTTGAATAAGGACTTTATTAATCAAGGATTGCCACCACCTGCACCTTTTAAGGAGATTGATTTACTAAGAACAGTCAGACGTAGATTTAAAATGCCTAGTAATAAGTTAGAGTATGTATGTAATTTTTTAGAAATTGGAAACAAACTCAAACATCAAGGGCATGATTTATGGACGGCTTATATGGCAGGGGACAAGAAAGCCATGCAGAAGATGAAGAAGTACAACATACACGATGTGACTCTGACGGAGCAATTGTATATGAGACTTCTTCCGTGGATTCCTAATCACCCCACAGATAGCCCAACAAATGCTTGTCCTGTATGTGGTGGTCATCACTTACAACGGAGGGGTACTATTAGAAGGTTGGCAGGACTGTACGCAAGGTATCAATGTCAAGATTGTGGAAAATGGAGTCAGGGTACTGAGAAGCTTGAGAAAATTGTTGTAACACATAAAGGGATATAAAATGGATGAAAGACTTGGACAAATGGTGGAAAGACTTATGGTTTCCTGCCATCAATTTATGGAACGCACCACATAGGGTAGAAACTATTATGCCACTCACACACGAAGAAATTAAAGAAAGACTAAAGATGTTAGATGAGATCTCACTCTTAGAGATATTAGAAATATCTTCAGAGGATATAGTAGACAAGTTCTCTGAAAAAATTGAGGGGAGGGGAGATTATTTCATTAAAGACTTGGAAGATGAGGAGTGGGATGATGAGTAAGCAAACGGCGGAGGATAGATGGTTGGGCGTTAATGAACAGCAGATAGGGGGAGAGCATTACTTAACTGAGATACAGCCTTGGGACTTTATACTGGCAAACAACTTATCATTCCTAGAGGGAAATATAATTAAGTACATTTGTCGTTATCGGAACAAGGGAGGAGTACAGGATCTCTATAAAGCAGATCATTACCTAAAGAAACTAATTGAAACTGAGGAGAAATAATAGTGACAAGTATAGGAGATTTATTGATAACCACACAAGTTCTAGCAGTTAGTATTGTGGTAGTGATACTAGCGATAGGTGGATTACTAGCTATATTGGAATGGGTAGCAACGGACGATAACGTATAAATTTAAGGATAACATGAAAAAAGATAATAAAATGGGAACGTATGAGCAGATTATCCACGTAACTAAATATGCTAGGTATTTAGAGGACAAAAAACGCAGAGAGACATGGGAAGAGACTATTACTAGGTTTATGGACTATATGTCCTCTAAAGTAGACCTTAAAGGGACATATAAGGAGCTACACGGGGCGTTACTACGTCAGGAGATAGTTCCATCCATGAGACTTCTTATGACGGCAGGAGAGGCTTGTGAGAGGGATAATATTGCAGCATTTAACTGTGCATACACCTCTATATCAAGTAAACGGGTGTTTAGCGAAATCTTGTACATATTGATGAACGGAACGGGGATTGGGTTCTCTAATGAGCGCAAGAAGATAGATCTACTACCTCCTGTACCCAGAGAATTGTCATGGTCTGATGATGTAATTGTAGTAGCAGATTCTAAGAAGGGTTGGGCGGTAGCATTTAGGAAGTTGATGAGTAGTCTGTGGGAAGGTGATATTCCTAATGTGGATTACAGTAAGATTAGACCTGCGGGAGCTAGACTTAAAACATTTGGTGGTCGTGCTTCTGGGCCTCTACCATTGCAGAATTTATTTACATTTGTAACAGAAACATTTAAGGGGGCTAAAGGACGTAAGCTGAATAGTTTAGAAGTACACGATATTATATGTATGATAGGTGACATTGTTGTTGTTGGCGGAGTTAGGCGAAGTGCCTTGATTGGTTTATCTAATCTAACTGACCATAGAATGCGTGATGCTAAGACAGGACAATGGTATCTACCAGTACAAGACGGCGGAAATCCACATAGGATGTTAGCTAATAATTCAGTATGTTATACGGAGCAGCCCGATGCTAAAACTTTTTTGGAAGAATGGCTCAGTCTCGTTAAGTCGGGGTCTGGTGAGAGGGGAATCTTTAACCGCATTGCTGCACAGAATCAAGCCTCTCGTTGGGGAAGACGTAGTGCTGATCTTGATTACGGATGTAATCCTTGCTCAGAAATTATACTTAGAGATAAACAATTCTGTAACCTTACAGAAGTTGTTGTTAGACAATCAGATACATATAATGAACTCAAGAAGAAGATTGAATTGGCAACAATACTTGGAACATATCAATCAACCCTTACGGATTTCAAGTTCTTATCCGAAGAATGGAAGAAGAACACTGATGAAGAAAGGTTACTAGGAGTTAGCCTTACTGGTATTATGGATAGCCCATTACTTAATGGAGCTAAAGATGCAATGCTTCAGCATCGTGAATTGGTACGTGGATTACCTACAATTTTACAGGAGTTAAGGGATCATGCTAGGAAGGTTAATGTTAAATGGGCTGAGAGATTTAATGTACCTGTTTCTACTGCTATTACTTGCGTTAAGCCTTCTGGTACTGTTTCTCAGTTGTGTAACTCTGCTAGTGGGATTCACGCTCGTTTCGCTCCATACTATATTCGGCGTATTCAGTTAGATAAGAAAGATCCAGTATGTCAATTCTTATTAGACAATGGGTTTCCTCTAGTCGATTATGAAGCTAAGAAGGATACAACAATGGTAGCTTCCTTCCCTATGAAAGCACCTGATGGTGCAATATGTAGAGGTAGTCAAACAGCAATAGAGCAGATGGAACTATGGTTGATGTATCAAGATGATTGGTGCGAACATAAGCCTAGTTGTACTGTGTACGTGAAGGAAGATGAATGGGTCGGGGTAGGCGCATGGGTCTGGGAGAGATTTGATCGCATCTCAGGCATTAGCTTTTTACCCCATTCTGACCACGTATACCAACAAGCACCTTATGAGGATCTAACCAAGGAGCAGTATGAAGCAATGCTTGCCACTATGCCTAAAGGAATTGATTGGACTGCTATGATTGAGGATAAAGATAATACAGAAGCATCACAAACCCTCGCTTGTGTGGCAGGGGCTTGTGAGATCTAGGGCTGTAATTGATTCTGCCTTGGCTATGGCTACGGCAGATACAGGTTGTATCCTTGAGTGCCTTCTGAATGAGGAAGGGAATGCGTGTATTAGTTGTGGGCGAACTCTACAGGAGATAAAAGATGATGGAATTAGAGCAAGAAGGAAACTTCAATCTAGATCTGAAGAAGTACTTGATGGAACTGGTAGTCCAATTGAGAGACTTAGAAGAAGCAAATCTAGAGGAGGGAGTAGTACTAAAGATTGAATATCCTGATGTGCCTAACGTATACTTTCAAATAGTAGTACATGAGTTGGATGAAGATTCAGTTTTAGAAACAATAATAGATAAGAGGATACATTGATATGAAACTAGCAATAATAGGTAGTCGGTCATTAAAAGAAGAACAAATAGTGTGGGAAGCAATACATACTTTTGTTACGGGACACTCAGTTGAGGGTGTTCCGATCACGATTATTTCTGGTGGAGCAGAGGGTATAGATGGGTTTGCTAAGTCTTATGCTACAAAGTGGAGTATGGATCATGTAGAGTTTATTCCCTATTTTAAACTAGACAGGGCTTCCACTTATTCAGCCAGACATTTCTTTATCCGTAATAAACAAATCATTGACAATGCGGATAGGGTGTTAGCAATATGGGACGGGGTTTCCAAAGGGACTGAGCATGGTATTAAATATTCTCAGAAGACAGGGAAACAAGTTATGGTTATAAAAAGGAATATAACTTAATCCCCACCCCTACGTTTCATCATATAGCTTTCTAGTTTAGCGAAGCGATCT